CCAGCATACGTAAACAGATAGTCACGATCATGATCAATCCAACTATTGACCTTGACCCATTCTTCATCGCTATACTTATCTAGGATATCTTCGTCGTATACTTTGTTAACTGTAGCATTGTACAGTGCTACATCAAAGACACTGGGCATACCATCAGTCCAGACAGTCTTATTAAACACCTGCTTACGAAGACCAAAGAGAAGCAGACGAGCAGCAACAAATTGGTAGTTAGGATTGTCCAAAGTGATGAGATCACTAGCAGATCTGATAAGGATCTCCTGAATCTGCTCAGTAGTGATACCATCTTCGAACTGGATACCACTATTCATCTCTACCTGTGAAGCAGAGACGCCTGAGAGACCGCTACATGCCTCTTCAACCATCTTGTGAACCTTGTCAAGGTTCAGGTGCTCTACAGAACCATCTCGCTTCTGTACGTTGATCATACTCGTTTCCATTCGTTCAGTTTAAGTTGTGCTTCTAGTCCGCTGTAGGTGTTCGATTCTACCAGAGACTGTACGTCATGTCCAGCGAGTGCCATGTCGTTCAGGTCTTTCTCTTTAATAGATTTTGGGAAGATGACTACCTTATTTCCACCCCTGATCGCTGCCTCAATTTTAGCAACAATCTCTCTGCTTCTGGGTTCGTTGTCGTAGGTGTATATGAATTGATAATCAAAAGAGCGGAGGTCAACATCGCTACCACACATAGCAATAGCATTGGTAATGAAATGACTGTCAAATGGTCCTTCTGTGACATATACTTCTTTGGTAGGGTCAATACGATCTAATCCATACACTTTAGGCATGGAATCATCCAACATAATAGTAATGTATCTGATCTTAGCTTTGGGAGCAAGAGATCTTCCCTGGAAACCAAACATGGTTCCATCTTTATCCCTTAGTGGGATGATAATTCTGGCACTATCTTGGCGAAGAGTATCAAATGTTTTCTTCTGACGATTAGTCCAGTCCTTGAACTTTGGACAGTAATAGAATGAATCTAGGTCTTCAATTTTTCGACGCTCAAGATAGTCTCGGGCGGGGTGTTCTTTATTTAGTTCGGAAACAGGTGTAAGATCTACTACTTTTGAGGTTTTAAAGACAGGAGATTTGAAGTCAAACTTCGGACTCGCTGTCTGTGTATTCTTTCCCGTCAGTCCTTCTTTGTATCTCTCCATGACATACTGGTCATGAAGCATAGGACTTTGGTCTTTTAGAAAATTAGTGAATGTCCGTCCTACTCCACAGTTGTGGCACTTGAACACGAAGTCATTCTTGATCTTGAAAAAATACCCACGAGCTTTGTTCTGGTATTTCTTAGAGTCTCCACAATAAGGGCAACGAAAATTGTACGTTCTATCATTTTTCCTTACGAACTTATTGAGTTGTGGAGAAACCAGTTGGATATATTTGGTATCAAGAAAGCTCACGGACTACTGGATTCACTAGATCCATTGTAGCAGTGTTGCTAGCAGGGGTCAAGACTTTTATGATCGGTGGGACCACTTGTAGAATCGCCACAAGGGTGGCAAGCACAGCGCCAGCACCGATCACAAACTTAGCATTGGTGTCTACTTTCTTCTGAAGTGTAGTAATCCTACCATGAATAGTTTCGGTGTCTTTTTCGTGACGTTCTTTTATCTCCTCAAGCATTTGCAGGATAAGATTATCAGCACGTTCGCTCTCATCCAGTCTATTTTCATGGCGTTCTAAAACAACAGCAATTTTGTTACTGTTGTCCGAGATAGTCGTGACTGCTCTCTCAAGTTTGTCAAGCATCTCTTTGGAGAGATCTTCATAAATGTTCAGTTTACTTTCTAAAACTGCTAATTTACCAAGACCGAATGCCATCTTAGTTGTTCCTAATAGCGAAGTCTAGAGCAGATTGATAAGTAGCAGCATCTTTGTTAAGCATGTAGCGGAATTGGTTCTGCTTAGGCTCATCCAGTTGAGCATAGGTAGCAGCAATACGCTTAGCAGAGAAGTTGTCTAGGTTCTGCTGGGTGCCATCACCAAAAGTAATCTTGGCGAAGGAAGTTTCACCATTACCATCTAGTTCAGAAGTAGCAACCTGAAGAGCAACTTCAAGAGCATCAGTAGTTTCGAGAATCATAGTATCATCCATAGTAATTTCTTCTTTCTTCAATTTCCTAGTCTGGTCACTTGCTTTCTTTTTGAAATCAGAAAGACGTGCCTTCATAAGTGTGTCCATTTCTTTCGTCTTGGACTGCATCTTCTTCTTAGCGTCATCACGCTTCTTCTGAAGATCCTTAGCACGGTTCAGTTTTTTCATCTGACCGATTTGCTTTTGTGCTCTCTCAGTTTCTGAGGGCACAGCTTCAGAAATAATTGTTTCTTCTACCTGTTCTTTCATTTTCTTACGTTTGTTAATACGAGAGAGCATTGACTTAGCACCCTTAGTTCTACCGTCAACCTTGTCCGAGTTCTTATATGTCCTACGCTTCTTTGTATTGACGAACACAAAGGCGGGTGGCATGGCGAGACCACTGCCATCGCCTGCCATCATTTCATTCAAATTAGATTCAGTTGCTTCAGACATTCCTCGTTAACATCAACGTTTAAACTTTCGGGTAATCTATTTAAAAAAAGCATAAATGCTTTTAGAATTGACCAATACGACGCCTCTATCTTATAAAAGAGTAGAGGCGTAGCAGCATCGTCAAACACATTATACATCACAATGATGTGATTTAATATAAGGTGGGTTTTCAACTCACCAGTAGTATCATAACGACGAAGTAATCTTTTGATATACTTAATTCTATTTAGATCTTCTTCAAAGTCACTGTACGTGACTGATGTGGGATTATCATAATGTTTAATAGCAAACATTACCCAATTATCTTGGGTCAATTCATCAAATAACATCCCTCATCAGGCAGTAGTTACTTCAGCGGTAGCAGTGATTACTTCAGCAGCACCTGTAGTGGTGGTTAGCTTACATCTGTAAGAACCAGCATCAGATTCAGCGTAAGAAGCAACATCGTAGGTGGGTTGATTAGCACCGATGTTGACCCAGCGTCTGCCAGATTTCTTCTGCCACTGATACTGAAGTGGGGTAGCATCACCAGGAGGAGTAGCGATAGCGTCAGCAACCAAAGCAAGTGGATCACCAACAGCAACTGCCTGAGTGATAGGATCAGCATTGATGCTGATGACGACAGAAACGTCAGCAGCAGCAGCGTCATCTGCCTGAGTCTCATTAGCGTTGAGATCAGGACCAGCAATAGTTACTAGCATCTCTGCCTTATGGCGAGTGTGACCTTCACTATCAGTGTAGGTAAAATAGGACCACCAACCAGGAGCATTTAGACCACGTGCCTTATTCTCAGCAAGTGCTGCTTCGGTGTCGTCAATGAATAGGATTTGTTTTGCTTGGGACGATGGCGACACTCCACGACCTGCTTTGGTCTTGTTAGCATTGCTGTCCGTTCTACCGTATAGGGACATTGGATCTCCAAAAGATTACTTTTCTATTATGTATTTATAAAAAAAGGGGACTATAGTCCCCTAGTATCATTCAGCTGATTCTTCCTCTTCTCTGGCGAGGATTGCTTTCTCAACTACAGCAAGGAGTTCATCATCCATTGTAGTCTTAGTTAGGGTTACCGCTTTCTTAAGAATAACCAAACAAAGTTCAACTAGTTTTTCACCTAGTTCTTCGTTGTCAGGAATGTTAGCGACAGCATCACGTACAATTTTAGATGCTAGTGGGAGTAGGAAGGCAAGCATTGGTCCATGGCATAGTGCATGAACTATTTATTCTTGTTCTTATGCTTCCAAGCAGTAGCATAAGCAATCCCTTCTTTTTCTTTAGGATAGTTCTTTTTTATATGCTTGACCATCCTCTCATACTTTTTTCCAGGGGGTGCTACCTCCTCTAGATCAACCGATTCTTTTTGCTGACTGGTAAGGGCTTTGAGAATATACTTTTTAGTTTTCTTCTTTTCGTCCTTATCCTTTGGGGCACCGTCTTCAATGCTAGGCATTACTTCGACAGATGCCGAACTCACTTTTTTTCTTCTTCGATCTCCTTACGAAGTTCTGCTTCCTCCTTCATCTTCTTCTTAGAGTTGATGATCTTGGTAACTTTCTTACGACGAGCGTGAAGATACTTGTCAGACTTATCTACATCACCATCATTGTCGATGTCAGCATCTGCTTTACCAACGGGATCAAGTTTCTTTTTCTCGTCGATCTGTTCTTCCTTGACACAGTTAGGAACAGTCTTACCACCTTTCTTCTTGGTGCCCTGTGCCTTATAACCTTTCCAGCAGGTGCTAGCGCCGACATTCTTACGTGCCTGCTTCATGCTACCTTCTTCGATCACTTCCTCAAAGACATACTCAACGCCATCGAGTTCAAAGGAAAGTGCCTCTTTCTTAGCAGTCTTAGCAGACTTCTTAAAGGCATCCTTAGCAGGATAGTCTTCGCTACCAGGCTTAGCAGGTGCTTCACCACGCTTTCTCTTGGCATGGATGTTGGCATAGAGACCCTTCTTCTCGCTGATGGTCTCTTCTTTCTTCATAGTATTCTTATCTTCCTTCTGACACTTGGAGCACCCCTTCCCTCCACAGTAAGAACAGCATTCTTCCTTGGCAACCACTTTCGTGGTGTCTTTAATCTCTGCTCCATGAGACTGTTTGACACCTGCACCGACACGTAGATTGGTAGCAGGATCAGGAGCACCCGCATTTGCTTTGGGATCCTTTGTAGAAAAATCATCTTCTTTATTCTCCTTGCCAGAGAGATCAGGGATAGAAGTGGAAGCATCAGCACCACCTTCTCTAGTTGGTGTCTCAGGTCCTTGCTTCATTTCAGCAGGGATGCCTTCCTCTTGTAGCATATGGTGTCCAAATCCACCACCGCTCATCCAGCGACCGTAGGATTCAACTAAAGCTTTCGAGAAGTCATCATCATGTTTTAGATCAGTCGTTGGTTTTTGGCGTTCCATTATTTGTAAAGATACTACTTTTCCTTTCTTTATTTATAGTCTCTTGTACTTCACGTATATCATGTACCCAAGCACGGAACATATCGCCACCCTCAGTAATAGCGATGACATAGTTAGGACCAGCACGATGAACTCTCCCTTTCTCTCCTGTGTTAGTATTAAACACTAGATCTCCTGGTTGATAAACTTCTTTCAAGCGAAACCGTTGCTGGTCTGCTGTCTTTTTGATGTCCTTAAAATCTCTCATAGCATAATCTTGACGATGGTTTCCATCAGTTCCTTACATTTTTTATCTGTAACAGTAGATGGAATACCAGATCTGAAGGCATTGAAGTCAGACTGACATGCTGCTGCTCTCATTTTACTAGCAGACATGCCTTCTGCTCCAT